TGATTAGAGATTGCAACCGGCAAACCTAGACCTGCTGCCTTTTCTTCTTCAATTTCTTCTTGCATTACCTTAATCTGGTCATCATTCATATGTAGGACATTTCTCTGTACCCATGCTTGTGAGAAATAAGTACCAACATATGCATCCAACTCGGATAATAATGAAATTCTTTCTCTAACCAACTCAGCATCTTTAAGTTCTGAGAAATTATTATCTTTAGCAAAGTCATACTGAATATATTCTTTGAATAAATTCCATTCATCGTTAGTACAAATACCTTTCATTACACATTGTACACGTAATGCCTGGTCAAATATCTCAGCAAACTTATTACGTAGTCTATCAACAAACTTGGCAAATTTTAATTCATCTCTAGTAATTTCATTGACTTTACCTAGAGAAAAACCTTGTTGTTCGGGATTCAAACGAGAAACTGGTACACTCAAAGATTTATATAGTTTCTTTTCAAAGTACTTAACGTCTTCTAATTCGCCTAAGTTTTGGCCACCAGGCAATGTTGTAATTTCTGTACCTTTACCACCTTCTCTACGTGGTAACCAGAAGTCTTCCATCATTGATAAAAACTTACGGTCATCTCTAACTTCACCTGTGTTGGCATCATATACCAACTTGTTCTTATACTTAACCATAATGTCACGTAGGTACTGTTCAGCCTTTAGTTTAGGCAAGTTACCAACGTCAATATAAAATATACGTCTTTCAGGTGCACGAGAGATACGGTAAATAACTGTCGCATCTTCAATCATACGTAATTGGTTCAAAGGCTTAATTGCTTTGTGTATGTATGATAATACAACTGCACGGCGTGAATCCATGAGTCCTGAGACAATGGATAGAATAGAGTCTACCGTGATACGAATACCAACAGGACCGAAACTGGAAGACGATCCAGTAGTTACCTTGTCGTTGAATATGTAATACTCATTGACCATATCCATAATCTCTACGCCAGTACGCTCATCTTTGCGTTTCTTAATCTCACGGATTTTACGTAGCTTACGTGGGTCAACGTATCTTAATTCTTTGATACCTGCGGTTGGGTTTTCTTTGTCGATGATTATGTGGTAGAATAAACGACCATCAACATAGTATCTGCGGAAGATATCATGTGCCATGTTCTTGTAATTTAACAAGCGGCAAACTGTATTGAATTCTTCTTTGATTGCTTTTTTGATTTTCTCTGGTTGCTCTAAGTCATCCAGAATAATTTGTGTAATGTTACCGTCTTTGTCTTCACAAATGGCTTCATTAACGATATCATCAATTGCACCTTCAATCTCTGGTTGCATTGACATTTCACGATATCTAGAGATAAGTTCTACTTCATTCTTTGCAGTACCATCTAGGTCAACATATGTACCATAATAGGCTGCGGAAGTAATCGTGAGTGCACCATCGTCATTCGCCGGTGGGGAAAACGATTGCTGGACTTTTTTATCTTCTTCGTCTTTATCACGAGAGATTGTAAATCCGAAAAGGCTAAACTTATTATTTGGTGTCATATTATTTAAATTTCAAGTTCACAAAAACATAAAGGAGAACCCGAAGGTTCTCCAGTATAACATTAAGAAGTAGTATTTGATTCCCAGTATTGATAAGCAAATGTTACGGAATATTCTTCAATCGTATCATTTGAACCCCAATCCAAATCAATAGGTGCCAAATCAGTAGGGAACATGCCCACAAATGTATAATCTTTCAATGTGTCTCCTGCTTTGCCGTATTGTGTTACCTTGGCATCAGTAGAATATTGTGTAGAATTAATTGCATCTGCGGATCTTATGTTACCTGCGTTACTATTCAACGAGTTCATCCAGTCTTCGATTGCATTTCTGATTAAGAAATCTTCATCGTTGATGATGGTCAATGTCCAGTCTGCAAATGTTCTGTTACCAACAAACTTAACTTCACGACCGAAGTATTGTAGTGGTACAGTACCAATTGTAGAACCTGGTAGTTGTGCTGTTTTTGCCATAAATGTAATCTTCTGGCCCGCTGCGGAGCCATTTGCTACGATTGTAGGCAAAGCCATTGTAACTGTAAACAAATTTGGACGGGCACCATCACCCGTTAGATTTGCTTTAAATTCTGCTATGTTAAAAGCCATTGTTTTCTCCTTATTGGTTTATTTATTAGACTGCACCAACAACTGTTGAGAAGTCAACACCAGTACCAACAGCAACAAAGTTCAATTGGATAAAATTAATTGAACGAGCAGGTTTGATATAGATGTCACCAACGAATTGGTTAGAATCAATAACTTGTGCTGTGTTGTTTGTTGTGTCACAAACCACTTTGAAGTCTGTAATACCACGGCGACCTTGTATTTCACGTAAGAATGGAGTAACTAAAGCAACAAACTGAGCACGAGTAAAGTCATCATTGAATTCAAACAATGAATATTTAGCCGCTTGAGAAATTGCTTTCTCTAGTACAATAAACAATCTACGTACATTGATACGGTCGAATGCGGATGGTTTTGCTTGTAAAGTCTTATCACCAAACAGAACAATACCGTTACCTGGGAATGAAACAACTGGGTTTACACCTGCGGCATATAGAGTATCTCTGTATGTCTTGGCTGGGTTCCATGCCAACTTGATAGCGTTCTTGATGTTACCACGGTTTAGACCAGCTGGTGAATACCATGGATCTCTGATTTGGTCTGTATATGCACATAGACCAGCAATATCACCATTCAATGGAATCCAACGATATACATTGTTGTACTTGTCGTACATATATTTCCAACCAGAATCAACAACAGCATAAGAAGTACTTCTTGCTAATGTACCTAGCCAGGTAATAATGTTAGAAGATTCTGAACCTGCTTGGTTAACGACTGATGTTTGTGGTGGTGATAAGAATGCCACACAATCTGCACGGTAGTTGGCAATATTGTCAATAACATATTGTTGTACAGTAGTGTCATAACCACCAGTCAATACCAATGAAATGTCAACATATTCTTTATTAGCGAATAGAGAATAACCGTTTTCTATTGTAGCGTCCGTACCAACATCATCTGTACCACCACTTAAGGCCAATGTTGTGTTTGCAACGGCTGTTCTGGCATATGTTGTACCGGCTGATGTTAATCCCCATGTTGTATGTGTATTTGCATAATCAACAGGATCCATTGCAAGAATATAACTTGAATTGTTGTATATAAATTGCTTGTAATATGTTGAAGCGCCATTCTGTACAGCATCATAGGCTTTAGAAACGAATGGCCATACTTCTAGAATAGTACCTTTAACGCCAGTGAATAAACCACCTGCATCAGAAACAACGATGTGGAATTCATCGTTTGAACCACCTAAAGTAGAAACATATGATGAGGTTCCTGGTGCTGATGTTACAACTGTATTCCAGTTTCTTGTTACACCACCTGAAGTAAATGTTGCAGCTGCAAAAGTTGCTGATACACTAGAATCAAATATGTCAACTTGAATTGAGTTACCAAAAGCGCCAGCATATTTAGAAATAAAAGCACCGTTTAAGTTGCCATGGCCAGATTGTAAAAATCCGTCAGCAAAGTAAACATCCTTGTTAGCAACTTGAATTCCTACGCCTGTTGTGTTAGCTTGAGCATTAAAAGAATTAGCACCAATAGTACGTACTAAATTCATATTATTACCATATGCTAAGAAGCTAGCGGTAGTAAAGAATTGAATATATGAGTTGGAATCTGGACCCATACCACCAGTAAAACTATTAACTAAAGTTATTTCATCTGGAACTTGTACGATTTTTTGTGCTGGACCCCATGGGAAATATCCAGCAAATGCACCAGCAGTAGAAAGAACCGAAGGAATAATAGTGGTTAAGTCTACTTCGGATACATTTACGCCTGGAGAGATTTGAAAAGCCATTGTTTTCTCCTTGAATTATTATGTGTTCTGTGGCATTAGAATACCATAGAGATATTTATGAATTGTAGTTTTTAGAATTGTTTCAAAGCATCTTGTACCCAATTCTGATATACACCACCGGAATGAGCATCTTCCCATACATCTCCACCCATTACAGCAAAACCATGAGATAAACCATCTTCAACCATCATTTCTGGTGGTGTAATCTCATCAATCTGGTTCATATTTTCCAATTGCATCTGTTTACGGATGTCGTGGTTAACAATTTCTCTAAAATATTTTTGAGTAGTTACCCAAGCAAACATAACTAAACACATAACCATATCATCATTTGCACCAGATTCTGCTGACCAAGAGTTCTTTTGTGCAATAAAAGTGGTTAATTCAGAGTAAGTATTGAAGTCTTGTAGTATTAATTTGTCGGCTTCAACTAAAGACCTTAAGTTGGTACAACCAATTCTCTTAACCTGTGGTGACATTTTGACACCCATCTGAACACCTCTTGCGAAACCGGTAGACAATTGTTGTGGTTTCTTATTACCAGTATGTACTTTCCATAGGTTTTCATATTCAAAATCGGCGTGTAATGTCTCTGCAATCTGATTAGTGTTGTTAACTTCAACCAAAATATATGCATCATTATACATTCTTGCTGTATTATATATGACCGTTGGGAATAGTATTGGTGATATGGATGAACTATTATAGGCTGCCACTTGTCTATATGGCATTGCCGTCATATCAATAACTTGGAAGGCAGAACTATCCAGTCCTTTACCTTCAGCAACGTCAACCATAATACAATATAAGTGGTCTTTAAGGTTCTTTTCACCATCTTCTTTGACTGGAGGTTCAAAAATTCGGACCATATCATGTACAAATGCCGGGTCTCGGTGTACAATCTGTTGAAGTTTACGACCAGAAATCAAAGTATTGGATGAACCTAAGAATTCTGTTTCAAACTCTTGTGCAAACTGACGTTCAGATGTGTTACGAATTGTTTCTTCTTTCCATTTCTCATCTCTACCCGGTACCATTGACCAATGAATCTCAAAGGTCTTATAGTTGTTTTTACCAGTAATAGCATCCATCCACAACTTGTAGAACAGGTTCATACCGTTTGGTGTAGACACAATAATAATCTTGGAAGTTTTACCAGATGAAATTACAGGGTATACAGAGTTAAAGAATTCTTCAGCAATGTTATTAGGAACGAAAGCAAATTCGTCCAAAAATACACAGTTAAAAGAACCTCCTCGAATTGCTGATGATGATGTAGAAGCCGCAACAATCTTAGAACCGTTTTCTAGTTCTACGTTACCTTTATTCCAGGTAACAACACCTTGTTGTAACCACATAGGCAGATTTTCGTATGCCAGTTGATACTTGGCCAAAATATCTCTAGCCAATGAACCTTTGTTAGCAAGAACGGCAACGTTTTGTGTATCGGTAAAGATGGTCAACCAAAGAAGATAGGCAACTGAGGTAGTAGTTTTACCAACCTGGCGAGGACATTTTGTAATTGAAAAACGATTCTCATGGTAGACTTTAATCATGTCTTTCTGAAAATCCCACATCTCAAAAGGCATCAAACCTCTATCAACGTTAACAATCTTAATGTAGTTTTCGGCAAAGTAGATAGGGTCTTTGGCACATTTGATGTACTCCTCTACCTGTTCTTGTGTGTAGTTGACCTTAACACCAGACTTTTTAAGTAAAGGATTATCACGGTATGAATCACTAGCTTCTAGTGAATAGTCATAATCATCATCTTCTATCATTCTTTACCTTTTAAGAACTTATTCAATTCAGAAGTGGAGCCTATGAACACGGCTTTATCTATCTTGGTGCCACCAGAATCTTTCTTGGCACCAGAAATATCTCTCATTTGTTTTTGTGTGTTTAATAGTTCTTTGTTTGCATCTACCATATTCTTAAGTAGAGTAGCATACACTTCAAATGCTCTTGGATGTTGTCCTGCCTTGGCTACGTTTAGTATTTCTTCCATGGCATCTTTGCCTTGGTCTATAATATTTTGTAAGTTTTCTTTCGTCTGCTGATATGCATCGGTTAAATCTTCTTTCATATCAGGCTCATTATAATGTACGACAGCAGCCTTAGGAGGTTCTACTTTCTCCTCACCCTTTGGTGTTACATCGAAAATTTGTTCCATGTTTTTGTCAAACTTATTCATTTTAATATAGTCCGGTGAATCTAGATTGATAATATGTATGTAATGTAGAAATTTCAGTATCTGATAATACACGGTTATAAATTAAAGCAGCTGCGACATCACCGTTCATATTGTTAGCATTACCTTGGAAACCACCAATCTCAACTCCGGCTGGATCTGGTGAGAATGTACTGGTATCTGAATTAGTAACTGG